AGGGTATTTAGATACTAACGATGTCCCACATCTATTACTATATGGGAAAGCAGGTACGGGAAAAACTACATTAGCTAAAATTATAGCAAATACAATTGAATGTGATTTGATGATTATCAACGCATCCGATGAGAACAATGTAGAAACGGTTAGAAATAAAGTAAAGAACTTTGCAAGCGGTGCTGGATTTAAGGGATATAAAATCATCATATTAGATGAGTTTGATTATATGACCGCCAACGCTCAAGCAATTCTTCGTAACTTAATGGAAACATTTAGTACCCACACTAGATTTATCCTAACCTGCAATTACCACGAAAAAATTATTGAACCAATTTTATCACGTTGTCAAACATTTGCAGTAACTCCACCATCAAAGAAAGATGTGGCGGTTCACGTGACAAACATATTAGATAAAGAGGGGATTAAATATGATATTAAAGATGTGGCGGATATTATTAGTGCTTTTTATCCAGATATTCGTAGGGTGCTTAATACTATTCAGTTGCAATGTTCTAATGGAACTCTTAAAGTAGATACACAAACTGCTTTACAAAATGATTTTAAGATAAAGATTTTAGACATCTTAAAAAATGGGAGTGAGAAACGCAATATGTGGATGGAGATTAGGCAGATTATTGCAAACAATAAAATTACAGAGTTTTCAGAACTATACACTTATCTATATGAAAAAGTAGATGAATATGGTAAAGATAATAAATCAGGCGTAATCCTAGCATTATCAGACTCCCAACAAAGGGATGCATTAGTAGTAGATAAAGAAATTCCGTTCATAGCGGGTGTAATTCAAATAGTAAGTTTAATTAGATAATTATGGCAGAAAATGTAGAAGTGGCAAAACCTATTGGTGATAGAGTTTTGATTGAGTTTGAAAAAGTAGAAAAGACAGCAGGTGGTATTATCTTACCAGAAACTGCACAATATGGTGAAAACAAAGTAGGTAAAGTAGTTTCAGTTGGACCAGGTGTTTACACACAAAACGGAACTCGTATCCCTATGACTTTAGAGGTTGGTAATAAAGTATTACTACCACACAATAGTTACGATACTCAAACCATTAAGTTGGGTGGTAAAGATTATATTTTATTGCGTGAGCAAGAAGTTTTAATGGTAATTAGATAATGCAAAATCCTAATATAGATTTATCACAAGCAAAGGATATGCTATGTGATAAGTGTGGTGGAGATACATTTGCACCTGGCTTTAGATTTAAAAAGATTAGTAGATTACTAACCGGTACAGCACAAGATGCAGTAATTCCAATTGAACTATACCTATGTGTAGAATGTGGTGAAGTGTTGGAGGAGTTATTACCAAAAGAAGCAAGAAAACCAAAAGAAAATGGCGAAGGAAAAAACCCGCTTGGGCTTATTTGACCACATAGCAGCAATAACGGAACATCAAAAGCCTGATTACTTTGATAAATTGACAGATGATGATAAAAAGACTTGGAGTAATTTTCTAATCTTGCGTTATTTATCAATGCAACCTACTTGGGTTGATGTTGTTTCGGAAGTTCAACCATATGTGCAGGGTTTATCACCAGAGTTATTCTACAAAGTGTTTATAGATATTTTACCAAAAGGTAAACAATATTTAAAATACATAAGTGGAAGAAAGAAAGCAGATGGACAGCCAGATTGGCTGATAGATTTAGCTATATTATATTACCAAGTATCACATAAGCAAGCAGTGGAGTATTTAGATATTTTATATTCTACTAGAAAAGGGCAAGAAGAAATAAACGAATTGTGTGAAATGTACGCAGTTCCAAAAAAGCAAATCACTTCCCTAAAGCTTAAAATTTAATATCGTTTTCTGATTTCTCCCATATTTATTTGTGGGAGAAATTATGAGACTAATTACATCAATATTGTTGGTGCTATTACCTATTATGGGTATGGCACAAAATATAGAGCCAGTTTTTGTTGAAAAAGTTGTTAATAGTGTTCAGATAGGACCTTTAACCGGCAACAAAAACCTGGCTTTTGGTGTAAAAAACATCCTACAAGAATTAGTGCAAGAGAACCATTCATTGATGGAAACCATTGATGAAAATACAATCGTTCTTAAAACAGAAATCGTTTTCTTCGATATTCTAACAACCAAAAAAAATATATCAGTTTTTCATTCAGACGAAACTGAAGTAGTTATACGAATAAAGGGTACGCTTTACAAAAACGGCAAGAAATTAAAACAATTTTTAGCAGAAGAAAGTTCATCCGAAGTATCTACTAGTACATTATTAGTTAATGAAGGTGGACAATTCAACCAACAATCTGCACGAAATGCGATTAAAAAGACTTGTGAAACCTTAATCAAAAAACTATTATAATGAAAAACTTATTATTCGGATTGGTGTTTATATTAGCATCATTTGTATCTTACGGACAATTAATCATTAACCAAGAGGTAGTAAACTCAAAACCTTATAGAGTTGGGGATACTCTAACTATGAGATACAATGTTGTTAAAGGAACTACAAATCCTAGATACCTATGGATGCGTTATCAATACTCAAACAAACACCTACAAAAATTAGGTAATACTGTATTCTCACAGGGAACAACTGCACAAAACTTTGAAGCAACTTGGCCAAATTATATGTTCACTCAAAACCCAGTAATTGGAGTTGGTGAAATGGATAAACAATATGCTTCAACACCTTGGAACTATTCACAAAATGGTGATTGGATAGCAAAGCAATTTACAACACAAAGAGCAGATGCAGTAATTGATGGTTTGTGGGCAACTGAAAAGTTTATTTTATTAGAAAATTCAACTTATCAAGCCATACACAAATTAGATTTGGCAACTGCTAACGGAACAAATGATGCAGCAATCACACCAATTGGTTCTCAAGTTCTTCAATTATCATTTGCAGATGCAGATGTAAAACACGTATCGGCATTTAGAGTAAAGGTTGGGTATCCAGGTAATTTTGATGCTACATCATTAACGGTTTTAATCTTGCCATTGAAAGCAGATGGAACTACCGATTTTGCTGCTGCACCAATAGCAAAGAAACCATTAAACTCTGCAGGAATAGTAGATTTCGCACAATTTAATATTGGTGATAAGTTTGGAGTATATATTGCACCAACTACTGGAGCAAGTTATTTAAATAATGTAGTAACCGTTACTGATGCTTATAGAGCATTTTTAGCAGTAACTGATGTTGGGTTAAATGGTACATCATCCATATTCCAATACCCTGCAATAGAAAAGGCAATTGGTAATGTAACAATTGGTGATGGTGATTTTAACAACAACGATGCTTATTACCTATTTGCACACATTTTAGGACAAGATGTATCTACAAAGGCAAATATAACAAGACAAAACACAACCTCATTACAATTTATATCTGTAAAACAATCTGCATATCCAAACTTTGCAGCAGCACAATCTAACAATTCAGTTACGATAACATCGGCAAATCAAACAGAGGTATTCTCTTACGCATTTAGTGGTGATTTGGACTTCTCTCATTCATCTAATCCTGGTCAACCAATTGGTGCAAATAGTGTAGGTGGTGTTGGAACAATGAATAGAACGATAGCTAACAAAGGTATATATACAAATCAATTAGCAGGAACTGCAACTTTAAGTTTATCATCTAAAATTGAAAACAACAAAGTTATATTGAGTGGTAACTTATCACAAGAAGGATTAGCAGGTTTAGAAGTTATTTTGAAGTATGATAGTTCTAAATTAACTTTGGATGGTATAGTATTTGATGCAGGTGCATCTATAACTAACTTTTCAACAAACAAAGATGGTAGATTAACATTTGGTTCTATGGACCAAATTAAGAAAGCTAGAATTAAAACTGGTACACCATACAAACTAACTTTCACATCTAATGTACCTTTAACAAATACGGCAGGTTTATTCTATACTGAATTGGCAGATGCAGTTGATGGAAACGGAAACAAAATTGGATTAAATGTAGAGTAATGAGAAAACTACTTGTTGTAATATTAATATTATTATGTAGTAGTATATCCATAGCACAATCCATTACACAACCAACCGCTAGAAAGTTTGAATTAAACGTAAGTGGGCAGGCGTGTAGTGGATTTGTTTTGAATGGGTTTACTTCTACTGATATATTATTGGCATCCATAGGGTTTATTAATCCACCATCAGGTACAACATTTAATTTAACCACAACAACAGGTTTAACACCTGCATCTGGTTTTACTTTAAGTGGTAATAAAAGTAAATTAGTTTTTACGGGTACAATGGCAAACATAAATGCTGCATTGGCAACCTTAAAAATAAATACGGGTGCAACTGCGGGTAGTGTTCAAGTATCCGTATCTGCAACTATAAATCCAACCGGATTTTATTATAATCCAATAAACGGACATTTTTACAAACCCGTAACATTAGGAGATACATACACAGGAGCAAGAGCAGCATCGTTATTATCAACATTCAAAGGGCAAAGAGGTTATTTGGTAACTATTACTTCTGCCGATGAAAATTCTTTTATATTTGTTAATGTTCCTCAAGCTAACATATGGTTTGCGGCAACGGATGAAGTTATAGATGGAACTTGGGTAATTGATGCAGGACCTGAAAAAGGAACTGTAATGAAAACATCAAACGGACAACTTGCTGGAAATAGACCAGGTGTTTATAACAACTGGGCAGGTGGTGAACCAAATGGTAGTAATCATAGTGAGGATTATGCAGTAACCAATTGGAGTGGACAATCAACTTGGAATGATTTATCAAACAATTGGACTAATCCATATATAATTGAATATGGAACTTGGACTAATCCTGATTCACAAACCTTTACCGATTTTTATTCAGCAAATGTAATAAACCCCATAGATGTTCCATCCTCAAAAGTTAATTTTTACTTTGGTGGTGGCATAAATCCATCACAATGGTCTATAAAAGCATATACTGCAAATGGTGTAACTCCTGTTAGTACAACAACCGGTTTAACTTTGGGAACAAATGGTAGTGTAGTTAATACAACGGATTTTGTTAAATCTAAAACTGATATGATTATGTATTTATCCAAACTACCATCAACTACTTTAACAAATATATATTTTAGTGTATTAACTGTGGGTGATGCTTATTTAGCATTTCAAGAGTTGGCTAATAGAGGATTGAGTGGAACTGAAAGTAATACATTTACAAGTGGAGTACAATTCTTAAATGGAGATATAGATGGAAACAATGTATTTAATGAAATAGATTCATATAAAATATTACAAAATGTAATAGGTGCAGTACCAATAGTTTCAACTTGGAGTGAGAGTAATTTATTTAGATTGGTAAAGAAAAGTACATTTGATGCCATAACCAAATCAAATTGGGTATCAACAAATACACCATACTCTGCAACCTATCCATTAGCAGTTGATGCAACTATAAATGATTATGTATATGATGTGGTAGTAGCATTAAAAGGTGATGTAAACCTCTCACATACACCAGCACAAAATACACAAGCTACGGCAAGTGTAAATCGTATTATGAGTTTAACTACTCCTATGGAAGTATCTGCATATGTATCAAGTGAAAATATTGGTGGTAAAATTGTGGTAAGTGTAAAAGTAAATACATTGGGACAATCATTAAAGGGTATTCAGTTAAAATTAAATTATGATAAAGATATGTTACAATATCAAAGTACGGAATATACTACCGATGGCAATCCTACAAACTTTTCAAATGATACTGGTAACTATATAAACTTTGGTTCTTTGATTTATAGTGGAAATGGATTACTAAATGATAATACAGAATACAAAATAACATTTATACCAAAAACTGGTATTGAAAGTACATTGGGGTTGACATCTATTTCAGCAACCGATGCAGTAAATAAAGAAGGTAAACAACTAAAAGTAAATATAAACTAATGAAAAGGATACTATACTTATCGTTAATACTATTGGTTGGGTGTAGTGGACCTGAATTGCAAATGCCAGAAGGATTGGCAAGGGATAATATATTTGGAATTACTCAAAGTAGTGTTACAAATAATCAATCTATACACTTTGATTTACCAGAAAAAGGAACTTATACACTAACTTTGATAGATAAAGAAAGTGGACAAGTAATCGGTAGAGATAGGTTTATTGGACAAAGTGGAGAAAATGTAAGAAAGATTTATACGAAATCGTTACAAAGTAGATATTTATATCTGTTATTAGAAGATGTTACTAAAAAAGAATTAGGAAAAACATTAATAATAATAAAATGAAAAAAATAGTAGCATCAATATTGGCAATTGGATTATTAGTATCTTGTCAAAACGAAGAATTATTATTACCACCACCAACAATGGAAGTAACTGAAAAATTACAAATCGTTGGAAATATGGGTATTAAAGTAGAAACTCCATTTGTAAAAAATGAAGTTGCTATGAATGTAAAGGCTGAAACTGCTGGAACATATGTAGTAAAAATATTAAACATAGCAAACAAATCAGTATCAAAAGAAGAAGTAACTATAAAAGCTGGTAATAATCTATTAAAGATTTACGCAAATGCATTACCATCTTCAGCATATAGAATTGGTTTATTCGATTTAGAAGGAAACCTATTAGGAATAGCAGATTTTAACAAACTATAAAAACAAAGATTATGTCAGAAGAAAAAGAAAATGGTGGAGGTTCATTAAAGAGCATCCTTATTGGTTTAGCAAGTACAGTTGCATTGGGCGTTGGTGGATATGTAACCAAACAATTAACTGGTGAGAAAGATGAGCCAGCAGCGGCAGTATCAGCACCTGCTCCAGTAATCAATATCACTAATTCACAAACTCAACAACAATCTGCGGGTGGTAAAACTATTATCATCAACAAAGGTGGAAATGGCGGAACAGCTAAACCAGCTCAACCAGCTAAACCTAAAAAAGAAGCAGACGAGTTTAAGGATAAGCCAGCAGCTTGGTAATATAGTATGGCGAATCAAACACCAGATGGATTTAAGCAACTATTAAATCAAATGATGCGCCGTAGGTGGTTCATCACTGCTATGGTATTGGGTGGGTTTATGATGATTATAGTTGGTATATTTACCGCTATCTCATTAGGAACTGAAATAGCAGGTGAATGGAAAGAACTTCTACTTCTTTTATTGGGAGCATTTATTGGTTCTTATGGTAAGATTATAGATTATTGGTTCTCTGATACAGACAAAGATAAAATGTTAGTTCAAAAAATGGACGAGGAAGACGGTGTATCCTTATCAAACACAGGCGTAGGTTCTGCAACTGAAAGTGATGAAGCACACCATAATATAGATTAATTAAAATTAAGGGGAGTAACTATGGGTTTTTTTAAAGATTTGTTTGATGACGATAATACCATCAACGAAAAGTCAGTAATTGGTTTTGCATCATTTCTAGTAATGGTAGCATGTATCACAGTTGATTTAGTAACTGGATACATGGGAAAGGAGTTAGTAATTAACGAATATGTATTTAACGCATTCTTAACACTAACATTGGGTTCATTTGGTATAGCATCAGTTGACAAGTTTGTTAATAAAAAAGCAGAAAATGATAAGCTAGCACATTTGGATAGTATCCAACCAGAACCTACGAAAGAGGAAGAAGAATTAGGATAATGGATTGAAAAGGGAAGGCGAAAGTTTTCCCTTTTTTTATATACTTATATGAAAGAAAAACTATAAGGTATGAAGAACATATTTCTAATTTTAACAATGGTATTATTCACTATTGTTGTAAAAGGACAAGTAGTTGGAAAGACTACGACTGAAAACTACAAAGCGAGTTTTGAAACAAAAGTAGATATAAGTGAGTTGATGGACTACGATGGTCCAACAATTCCAATTCAAATCTTAAAATGTGGGATAAGTGATGAAATTTTGGAACAATATCCGGAACTTAAAGAAAAGAAGGTGGGTCTTGGTGTGGCGAATATATCTATGGAATACCTTGAAAATCTTAATCGTTTTACTTTTACAGAGGACAAAACCGAAATCAAAAATAGGATGGTTAAACAATTTCAAGCTTCTCAAACGGGCATTTCCCAAGATAAGTTAGATGGTAGGGGTAAGATTAGATTAGCACATTATTTTGTATCTATTGAGGTATATGATTTCTCTATTAGTGAGGATGAAACAATCAATTTAAAAGATGGTGTTAAAAACAAAATGGTTACTAGATTAGGTTTACAAGTTCGTTTCACAGATGCTGAAACTGGTGAAGTATTTGGTGCATCTGGTTTAGGTGATGCAACTACTACGAGAGAATTATCACTATTAAATGATGATAATTTATCAGATGTTAAATTCAATCAATCTACTATTGGTACATCTACAAAGAAAGCATTGGATATTGCGTGTGCAAGAATCCTTTTGAGAATGATTAAAAAAGGTAAATTTACAAAATAATGAAAGAAGAATCAAATGGTGTTACAGACACATTTTTCAGTAAGTTAAAAGAACAATCATTTACAATTATTCTTTTGGTTGGAATATTATATTATCAAAATATGAATTTCAAATCACAATTAGAAGAGTATAAAAAAATGATTGATGATAAAGAAGCATTGGTTCTTAAATTGACAGAAGATGAAAGAACTAGGTTACTAGAAAGAACAAAATATCTTCAAGAACAAAGAGATAAATATGTGGAAGAACTAATAAATAGAAAATAAAATAATATGAACAAAGAACAAATTCCTACGGGTTGGCAAGGTAACTTCCCCTCTGAAAATCAAAAACAAATGTTATATCCCACAACGGATTTAACTTCATTACCTATGTTGGGTAATATGGATAACATTAATTTACTACAAAGACAATGGGGTGTTAAATGGCCAATGTTTAGTTGGAATACTCTAAATGGAAAAAAAGACCCAAAGCGTTGTTATGTACAATTTGCTCCTTATATTTCTAGAATAGGATATACCAATGAAGGTAGAATTTATTCCATAATCTGTCCCCAACAAGGAATGTGGGTTGGAGATGAAATTTGTATCAATGTTGAAGTAACAGTTACTGGACAAAGAGGATGGGTTAATGAAACTACAAAAGAAATAGCTGCAGATATGATGGTTGAGGGAAAAATTTGGTTGACACCAAGTGAACATCAAGGTAGTCATTTAAAAGCAATTTGGCCATTATTAAAATATAGTTCTCATAAATACCCTATCGACAAAGAAAATGCTATTCGTGTTGGAACACATCTACCAGGAAATCCTAAAGAACCTATATTTCAACTAGGAAAAGGTTTATCCTCAAGATTTAAAAATCCAAAATATGCTTTACACGAAGAAGAATCATTTACAACAGGACATATTGATGTAGAAATAGGAGGAATGATACCTACAAACGATGAAAAACTAGATAAGTTTAATCAATATTTTTTAAACATTTTTAACATAGCTACGGGTAATATGCTACAAAAGGGTAATGTATTATCGTGGAATTTATGGTTTAATTCACCTGAATTAGTTTCAGTTCCTGAATGGCAAAATCACGCTGACTATTGGCGTACTTCTATAAACGCTCATCATGGTTCGCCAGAAGGTGAGGGAACAAGTCCAAGATATTTTGATGGAACGTATTTTGATACTAAATCATTTGCGGTTAAAGAGATTGTTAAAGAATTTTTAAATCACGTTATAAAAAACCATGTATTGAAGAAGGTATTAATATTCGCCATAGAACATTTCCCTAAAACAATTTTGGATAAATTTTTAAAGAAAAAGCAATCAACATAAAACAAATACACTATGACACGAAAGGAAGCATTATATAATTCAAAATTAGCAGTATTAGCGTATTCAAATCAAGACCAAATTAAATGGGATGAATTGGGATTATCGTTAGTAAAGTGGATTGAGAATAAAAAATCAGATACACAAGGATTTGTAGCAACAAAAGGTAAAACTATATATGTTGTATGGAGAGGTAGTGAATCAAAGAAGGATTTCCAAAACGATGCTTCAATTGATAAAGTACCATTCTTAAACGAAGGTGAGAAAGTACATATTGGATTTAAATATTGTTGGGAATCGGTAGTAGGTGATACATACGATGCAATTGATACTGCAATAGAAAATCTAGAAGGTGAAACTACTGATATTGTAGTTAGTGGACATAGTTTGGGTGGAGCAGTAGCAACATTATATGCATACTCAATAAAGAAACACTATCCTCATTATAATGTTAGTTCAACAACTATTGGTAGTCCAAGAGTTGGTAATAAAACATTTAAAGAAAACTATGATAAAAGTGATATAGATACTCTACGAATAGTACATAACAACGATTTAGTAACACATACACCATATATTAGATTTTATCACGTCAATCATCAAGTAAGATTAGATAATAACGGTAATAGATTGAAAAATGATAAATCACTAAAATCATTTTGGTTGTACCTTAAAGCAATATTTTCAGGTAAAAATATAAAAGACCATATGGGTGATGGGTATATGGAAGCCATACAAAATTGGGTAAAAAAATAATAACAATTTAATAATATAAAACCTTATCGTTTCGGTAAGGTTTTTTTTATTTATGGGTATGAAAGAAAAATTAACAATAGTTATACCATCAAAAAACGAAACCGATACTTTATATGATTGTTTACAATTTTTGTATAATCAAACTAGTATAGATGGTGTTAGGGTTATAGTAGCAGATATATCAGATGACCCATATTCGGTTGGCATATTATATAAAGCTAGACGAGAGTTTAACGATAGATTAAATATAGAAATAATAAAAGGTGGGTATCCTGCTCAAGCAAGATTGGCTGGTTCTAAACTTGTTACTACTCCTTACATTCTGTTTTTAGATGCAGATGTAATGATTATGAATACCAATCTATTAAGTGATATATTCAAAAAGTTAGAAACAAATAAAATACAATTATTAACTACTCCATTTAAAACTGCAAAAAGATGGGATTGGGTATTTCGTATTTTTGATATATTCCAATGGTTAAGTGTAAAAATAAACACACCATTTGCAGTAGGTGGATTTCAGTTATGGGATAGGCAAGCATACTGGTATGTGGGTGGGTATGTAAAGGATGAATTATTTGCAGAAGATTATTCACTTTCATCAAAATCAAATCCAAAGTATTTTCATATACATAAAACAAAAGGAGTTTGGACATCACCTCGCAGATTTGAAAGCAAAGGTGTGATGTATATGGTTTCTCTAATGATAAAAAGTTACATCAACAGAAACAATCCTCAATTTTTTAAAAAACATCACAATTATTGGGTTTAATTTTTGTAAATTTGAAATATTTTTCGTATATTAGTTGTATAAATAAAAAAATAAATTATGGGCACTATATTTCCTTGGATTTTTGGATTCGCAGTTGTTACACTTGGTTGTATTATTATGATGATTGTAGATGAGATTAGTAAAAAACGATAATGTATAAAGAAGTAATCGTATTACTTTCTCAAACTCTATATAATATTTTCAAAGTATTAGAGATAAAATACACATATCAAAACAAAATAGGAGCACTCCTATTAAATTCAATTTGGATAAATTTAGTTGCATTGGCATCTACTTATTATGCAATTGATGATTTATTAAATGGTAGATTTACTATTGTAATATTTTACATAATTGGTTCTGTTTTGGGAAAATATTTGGGTATGCAATTTGGAAACCCTCGTAATAAAATTTGGAAAAAATTATTTAAGAAATGAAATACATAATAGTATCTGATTTACATTTGGGAACAAAGCATAGTAAAGCAAAGGAGTTCTTAAAATTCATTGAAGAAAATCCATGTGATGAACTCATTCTTAATGGTGATATAGTTGATGGGTGGGCATTACAAAGAGGAACAAAATGGAGACCATCCCATACGAAAGTAATTGCTAAACTAATAAAACTATCTACAAAACAAAAGGTAGTTTGGATAAGAGGTAATCATGATGATTTTCTAAAAGATTTTACTGGTATTAATTTGGGTAATATAAAAATTAAAGAAGATTATATTATTACCGCAGATAAACGATACTTTGTATTTCATGGAGATATTATAGATGTATTTATTACAAAATACAAATGGTTATCACAAATAGGAGCGGTTGGATACGATTTTGCTTTATTGTTAAATGATGTATATAATCGGTATCGTAAGTGGAGAAATCTACCATATTATTCAATCTCACAAAGAATAAAAGAGGGTGTTAAAATAGCAACCAATTATGTAAATGATTTTGAAACAACCGCAATCCGAATGGCAAGTGAAAAAATGTGTGATGGTGTTATTTGTGGACACATACATCAACCTGCGGACAGAATGATTGGAGATAAACGATATTTAAATTCAGGTGATTGGGTTGAAAATATGACAGCAATCTGTATAAATGATAATAATAAGATAACAATAAAAAAAGTATAATACATATATTTATATATAAAAATAAGATGTTATCTTCAAAAATATTATTCGTTTTAAAAAGAAAACAAGATTATAATCTTTCAACCGATTATAGTGTTGGATTAAGTACAGGTCTGTACAATTCGGCTCAATTTATGAATCAAATGCTATTAGATGGCGGAATAGATTCGGAAATGGTAGTTGTAAATGACAATAACGATATAGATAGAGAAGTAACTCTATACAAACCAACCCACGTTATTATTGAAGCTCTTTGGGTTGTTCCATCTAAATTTGAAGTTCTTTGTAAATTACATCCAAATGTTAAGTGGGTAATTCGTTTACATAGTGAAATACCATTTTTAGCAAATGAAGGAATGGCAATGGATTGGGTTGGAGAATATAGTAAATTTAATAATATTATTATTTCTTGTAATTCACCACAAACAACCAAAGATATTGAGTTTTATCTTACTCATAAATTGGGTGTTACCAAAAAAGTACAATTCTTACCAAATTTTTATCCACAACAATACAAAACAAAATCATTCAATAAAAAAAGTGATGTTATAAATGTTGGATGTTTTGGTGCAATTAGACCTCTCAAAAATCATCTCATCCAAGCAATTGCAGCAATTAAGTTTGCTGATAAAATTGGTAAAAAATTACACTTTCATATAAATTCAGATAGAGTTGAACAAAAAGGCGAACCAATACTTAATAACCTAATAGCTACATTTGAACAATTAAATCACAAAGGACATAAATTAGTTCATCACGAGTGGAGTGTTAGAGAGCAATTTATAGAATTATGTTCTACTATGGATATTGGTATTCAAGTATCTTTTAATGAAACTTTTAATATTGTAGGAGCTGATATAGTTTCACAAGGAGTTCCATTGGTAGCATCACCCGAAATCCCTTGGGCTAGTAAATTGTTTACATCAAGACAAACAAATACGGATGATATTGTAGATTTACTAAATTGCACTTATTCGCATCCAAAAATAAATGTATTGTTAAATCAAAGAGGTCTTAAACAATATACAAATAATACTAAACATATTTGGTTTAATTTTTTCAAATGATATTTATAGATGTAGAAAATATAAGATGATTGAAAAATTTAAAAATACTATTAAGTGTATTATTTATATTTTGTCTAACTTCCAAAGCTAACGGACAGGCAACATTTACACAAACATTTATAGATAAGTGCACTGGTGAAGTAAAACTTGCCACTACTACCTATGTCAATGGAAATGCTTTTGTATCATTCTATGACCAAATGAAAGTATTTACACCCGAAGAAGTTCAAAGTGGTGCAATGAAAATTTGGTTACAAGCGGTATATATCACATATGCTAACAAAGGTTGTGCTGCAACGGTAGTTCAACAAACAGTTCAACAAACAGTAAATCAGGCAGTTCAGCAGGCAGCGGCAGCAGCAGCAACGCAAGCAGCGGCGGCGGCAGCTGCATCGGCAGCAGCAGCGGCTGCATCAAAAGCAGCAGAAGTAGCGGCATCGGCAGCGGCGGCGGCAGCTGCATCGGCAGCAGCCTCAAAAGCAGCAGAAGAGGCGGCATCAAAAGCGGCGGCAGAAGCGGCTTCAAAAGCGGCAGCGGCGGCGGCATCGGCAGCAGCTGGTTCAGCGGCTGGTTCGGCGGCTGGTGGGGCTGCATCTGGTGCGGCTAGTTCGGCAGCTAGTTCAGCTGCTTCATCGGCAGCCGGAGCGGCAGTTCCACCTCCACCGCCAACTCCATCTGCACCAACTCCATCTGCTCCTACACCAGCAGCCAATAACACACCTGCGCCTGCAAGTGGTGGTTCATCACAGAGTAGTAGTGGTGGAGCAGCCCCAAAAGCAGAGGCAAAGGCTGAAGCAAAAGCAGAGGCAAAAGCAGAGGCAAAAGCTGAAGCTAAATCGGAAAGTAAAAGTGAATCTAAATCTGAATCTAAATCCGAATCAAAGGAAGAATCCAAATCCGAAAGTAAGAGTGAGGAAAAGAAAGAAGAATCCAAAACCGAATCTAAAAAAGAAGAAAAGAAAGAAGAAAAGAAAAAGGTTGCAATAATAAACCCATTACTATTTGCATCTGATTTAAGTATAGTACAATCCGATACTGCCAAATGGGATGCAATTGTAACATTGGGTGTATCTCGTTCATCGGCAGCAGGTAATGTTAGTTATTCAGGAACAACTATGATATGGTCTAGCTTAAAGCAATTTGCTTTGAGTGGTGGTATTACTAAAATGAACTTAAAGGGTGGAGCATTAGTATCTATGAACTCCTATTCAGTTACTACTGCATATTTAAGTGGAACTTTAATGGGGTTAGCTGGATTTACTTGGATTAAACCACATCCTAAATTTGGTGTATATGGTTACAATGTGGGTTTGGTTAATTTACTATCACCACAAGAAACTGGCGGGTATTCGTATGGTATGAGTAGTTCAACCGTTGTGTTTTGGACTAAACCATATCAAATGAATAAAAAACTAACACTTTCACCACAGATATTTACGATGTTACCGGGTGGGAGTTGGGATAGTTCTAATGGGGATATAAAAATGGGTAAAGATTTTGGATTTCTATTAGGAACATCCGTAGATTATAAATTATCCAAAAAGTTTGGTTTGAGTTTTAACTATAAGATAAACACATCAACTGCTTCAGGAGCACCGATATTAAGTAATTTCTTAATAGGTTCTAGATTAATGCTTTAGATTCCTAAAACTTCATCCATTTCTTCAATAACTTGCTTGGTAATATCAGTTTGACCAGCAAGGTTTAACCCTGCCATAGTAATACTAAATACCGCAGCTGAAACTACAATTGTTCCAATTGAATAAACTAATGCTTTTGTAAAAAATGTTTTCATATAACTCCCGAATGTATATATAAATATATTAAAAAAATATTTTGAAAATAATTAAGAAAAAATTAGGAAATGTAAAATAAATTGCCTACCTTTATAGAGTAGTAAGAGATAAACATAAAAAATAAAGATATGAGTAACGAAGAGATTGTTTCAATGAGTGTGAGTGAGTATTGTGATTTGTTAATCACAATGGCGGAGTTCGCTGGGAGTAATGACCCCCATAAGGTCAATTGGGATTACACCTTTTGGCATGGGGTGGTGAGTGAGGAGCGTTACGCAGAGGTAATACCTGCGTTGGTGGAGAGAGGTTTTGAGTCTTGGATGGCTTAATTTTAATTTTTAAACATAAAACAATAAATATATGAGAAATGGATTGAGTATTTCAACATTAAAAGCGATTGAAGCAGAGTTTGGTGATTTTGAAATCAAACAAGTTTGGGGTGGTGATTATAATGTGTTTTTCCGATTTGGATATTGGAGAAGCGTTGATTTGGCTAAATTACAGGCCATCATCGGTGGTTCGAATGAGGTAGTTGAAGATGCAGATTACGATGAAGATTGTGGATATTTATTTATGTATCGCCTAAAATAATTAAAAAATATTTCACAAAGACGTTGCATAATTGAATTATTTTGCTTACCTTTATAGAGTAATAAGAGTTAAACATAAAAAAACAAAAATATGATGAATGAAGCCCCAATTCCAATGCAAGTTCAAAGAAACTTTTTAAATGAGCTTAATCTTTTCATTGAGTATTGTAATGATTTCTACAACATTAAGAGTGGTATGTATCCCATTGCTAAACGCAGTGAGATTATCAACGCAATTGGTGAGTACTTAACCGAACCACATGAATTTGATATTCAGTTTGATTCAATTGATAGAGAGAAAGTTAGAGAGATATTAGAACCCAATTACAATTATGCAGGTGTTAGTGGTGGGTTCACATTAGGACCAGCAATTGAGTTTTCGGTTTGTGAAGAATAAAATATAAAAGTTATGAAAAATTTCCAATTTAATTACTACGGCTGGGTGCCAGGTTACAATGATTTTGATGATGAGCAAATCTTCATCTCTGCTCCTTCAAAAGAGGAAGCAATTAAAATCTTCAATTCTATAAAAAGGTTCATTAAATACGGACCAGAAATTATTGAGTTAGACACTTTAAACAAATAAGATATGAGTTTTATTAGATTTAACAGACATGCCAATATGACTTCGGAAACGCGAGGTGAAATTATGGATATTCTTAAAGAGGTTGATTTCAATACTGGTTTTGACCTTATGAATATGTTATACGGATTATTTGATGGCTACCTTTACGATGATTTACTTGAAGTAGCTAGAGGTGCAAAAGTAGATAAGGCACTTTACAATAGAATAGAAAATGTAGTTTCAGTTATTAAAAATTATTTATAAACTTTAAAAAATAAAACAATGGGATTAGACATGTATTTAGAGAAAAGAACCTATGTTAGACAATGGGATTTTCAAAAGCCAGAAGAGCAGTACAATGTAGAAGTGACCAAAGGTGGTGAACCTGCAAACATTAAATCCGAAAGGGTTACGCATGTTTGTGAAGAACTTGGTTATTGGCGAAAGGCAAATCAAATTCATAATTGGTTTGTGCAGAATGTGCAAGATGGTATAGATAATTGCGGTGAATATTCTATTAGTAAAGCTCATTTAGAAGAGCTATTGGATTTATGTAAGCAAGTTCAATCAGACCATTCGCAAGCAGAAGAATTATTACCTTCAGCAAGTGGTTTCTTCTTTGGTGAAACTGATTACGATGAGTGGTATTACAAAGATATTGACCACACAATTGAGATTTTAGAAGAAGCATTAAGTGATACCGGTGCTGATTACTATTACTCATCTTCTTGGTAATATGAAACGGATACTAACATTCTATATGATTATCATAGTACTAGGTGCTATGATTTTCGGAGCTTGTTCAAATGACCCAATGTCAAAAGAACGATTGGGTAAAGATAATGGGTTTGAGGTAGAATACCTTTTTGAGAAAGATGGAGTGAAGGTGTATCGTTTTTTTGATGTAGGACACTATCATTATTTTACAACCAAAGGTGAAACCATTTCTGTACAAAGAGTGGATAAAAACACAACCTATAACGAAAACATAAAATCTTATTAATATGGAACTAACGCTAGGAGATTTACAACAAATTGAATTGATTTGTATTGAGGCATCTGCTTGGGGATTGAGAGAGGAAGTGGTAGATGAGGCAGAACGATTGATTAGAGATGGATACGAACCGGTGGTAGCGTATGAGATTGCATTTGAAGATTGGGTTAAATAAAACATAATATATGAGCAATTTACAAACTTACATAAAGTATTACGAAGATAATGTCCAATTGGCAAGGTCTTACGCTAACAAAGGCGAGATGGGTATGGTTCGTTCCACTATGAAAGAGGTGGTAGAAGGATTGTTAGATTTGATTTGGAAAACTGAAATTGGTGGTGAATCAAAGAAAAATGATTTTATTGAATCCGTATCTAAAAGTGGTTATACCTTAAAGTTTCAGGTAGATAGACACCTATACCATACCGATGGAACTATGGCAAAGATTGGTGAATGTAAAGCATATTTAGATAGATGTTTTATGGAAAGGGCTAGTTCAGATTTTGGTAGAATCCTAAATGGAGTTCAATCAAAACCAACTACTTTTATCCTTGCATTAGAAAATTCTGTGAGTGATAAGGCATACGAATACTATATGGATGAAGGCAATATACATAAAGTATTTTATCTATGCGATGGAAAGCGTTCATCAACCAAACCTATATGGCGTAATCCACATTACAAACCAATAAACGAAAACAAATTACAAGATTTTGTTAATTTTATTAAAAAATAATTGAAGAAAGATTTGGGAAACCGAATCTTTTTTTGTATCTTTGTATTTAAAGAAAATGTTATGGCAAGAGTAAGTTATTCGAGATATTCAATGTGGACTACCTGTCCACAACAATACAAGTTTAATTATATTGATAAGTTAGGTGTTTACTCTGGTTCCATCCACACAATCTTTGGTACTGCATTCCACGAAACCTTACAACACTACTTGGACATATTCTATAATCGCACAAAAAAGGAGGCCAACGAAATAGATTTACCTGCTTTACTCAAAGAACGGCTTGTAGATACTTTTAAGAAGGAGCACGAAGGATTTGAAGAAGGAAAATTCGTATGTAGTAAAGATGAACTAATGGAGTTCTACAATGATGGAGTCATTTGTTTGGAATGGTTCAAAAAGCATAGTGATGATTTCTTCACAAAGAAAGGATGGGAACTAGTAGGTATTGAATTACCACTAAACATTCAATTGAAACCTAATGTAAGTATGTTAGGGTATCTCGACATAGTAGTACGCCATAAAGAGTTCAACCTATTAAAGATTATTGACTTCAAAACATCAACACGAGGGTGGTCCAAAGAACAAAAGGCAGATAAAACAAAACTAAACCAACTACTATTATACAAACATTATTATTCAGAGCAATATAATCATCCGATAGATAGAATACAGGTAGAGTTCCAAATCATTAAACGAAAGATTAGTGAGAATACGGAATATACCATTCCACGTATTTCTAAATTAATTCCTGCTAATGGTGGTCCATCGGTAGCTCGTGCAGTTAAAGATTTTATGAGGTTCGTAGATTCAGTATTCAACGAAGATGGAACAGATAATTTAGATGCAGATTATACACCAAATCCTGGTGAGGGTAATAAGAATTGCAGGTTCTGCGAGTTTAAGGATAGATGCCCTGCTCGCCAAAAATAATTCAATTATTTTCGTAATTTTTTGTATATATATATTTATATTATATATTTATATATATAAAATAAATGATTATGAAAAAAGCAGAAACTAAACTGACTTCGGTAAAGATAATCTCTGATTTATATCAAACATTTAGGGTTGCATCGGTAAGTGAGCACGGAATAACTCTTCAAAAGTTGGTAAATCGTAGTATAAATCTTTATCTGAACGATGAGAATTACAAAAACAATTTAAACAATTATAATAAACTACAAATTAGCGGTTCAGCATTTTAATAAGTTATGGCAAAAAAGAAAATATTGTTACTATCAGATGACCTACGAATGGCAAGTGGTATTGCTAATATGTCAAAGCAATTCGTATTAGGTACATTAAAAGATTTTGATTGGGTACAAATCGGTGCAGCAGTAAAGCATCCAGAAGAAGGTAAGATTATGGATTTATGTGATGATGTTCGTAAGAGAACGGGTATCGAAGATGCATATGTAAAAATCTATCCATCATCAGGATATGGTACTGCGGATTCATTAAGGCAAATTATCAATATGGAAAACCCAGATGCAATCCTACACTTTACAGACCCGAGGTATTGGATTTGGTTATACCAAATTGAGCACGAAATCCGTCAAAACATTCCAATCTTATTCTATCACATTTGGGATGATTTACCAGACCCACAATACAACAGAGATTATTTAGAGAGTTGTGATTGGGTTGGTACTATTTCAAGACAAACATATGGTATTGCTCGTAGAGTATGGGGTATGGATGCTAAATCACGTTGGAAACAACCAAAGGATTGGCAAGTAAAGTATGTACCACATGGTATCAACGATGTAGATTACAAACCAACAGAAATTGATGATAAGTTCTACAAAGAGGTATTGGGTGATAAAAAATATGATTTCGTAGCATATTGGAACAACCGAAATATCCGTAGAAAGCAAGCAATTGATGTGATTGTTTCATTCAGAGATTTCGTAAATAATCTACCAGAAGAAAAGCGTGATAAATGTGCTCTATTGATGCACACACAAAAAGTAGATGAAAACGGAACTGATTTGCCAAAGGTGGTAGCAGATTTGTGTCCGGGCATCAATGTGATATTTGATGATAGAAAGTGGACTGAAGCACAACTAAACCAACTATACAATATAGCAGATGTTACTTTAAACATTTCATCAGCAGAAGGATTTGGATTGGCTAGTGCAGAAAGTATAGTAGCAGGAACACCTGTTATTGTAAATGTAACTGGTGGATTGCAAGACCAATGCGGTTTCCGTTGGAAAGATAGTGGAGTAGCATTAAACGAAGAAGATTATGTAGAGATTGGTTCTTTGCACGATTGGAGAAAGTTTGAAGATAAAGTAACTTGGGGAGATTGGGTTATTCCAATATGGAGTCGCTCTCGTTCTTACACCGGTTCACCACCAACACCATACATTATGGAAGACCACGTGGATAATTATGAGGTATCCTCTGCACTACGTGAGTTGTATAATAGGACTCATGCAGAGAGAAAGGCAATGGGATTGAGAGGTAGAGAGTGGGCTTTAGGTGAAGGTGGGTTATCATTAGAAAATATGTGTAAAACTATGACAGATGGTATCAACGATGCATTAGAAAACTTTACACCTCGCAAGAAGTACGAATTATTTACATTAGACAAATAAGTTATGGCAGATATTAAAAAACCTTTATTATTATTTCAAGCACCAGTTAGTACAAGAAGTGGTTATGGTGACCACGCACGAGATTTGGTTCGTTCCCTAATTAAATTGGATAAATACGATGTTCGTATCATATCTACACGTTGGGGAGTAACACCTATGACGGCATTAACTGCAAACGATGAAGATATTATACAACGAATTGTTGTTGGTGTAGATAGAAAGCCAGATGTTTACATACAAGTTACAGTCCCAAATGAATTTCAACCTATGGGTAATTACAACATTGGTATTACTGCTGGGATTGAAACAACTGCTTGTTCGGTTGATTTTATACAAGGATGTAATCGTATGGATTTAATTATTGTACCATCGGAGTTTTCAAAAGAGGTATTAGTTAAAACTACATACAGCGAAACTGATAAGAATACAAAGCAGGTAATCAAACAACATGGATTAGAAAAGCCAATTGAGGTTTTATTTGAAGGATACAACGAAGAGTTTTTTGGTAAAAAACCAGAAACAAAATTTGTAGAATTGGATAAGATTAAAGAAGATTTTGCTTATCTATTTGTAGGACATTGGTTGAGAGGTGATTTAGGGCACGATAGAAAAGATGTAGGTATGATGATTAAATCATTCTGTCACGCGTTTAGAGGGCAAAAGAACCCACCTGCACTTATCTTAAAAACATCTTCGGCAGGTTTTTCTGTAATGGATAGGGAAGCAACTATGGGTAAATTAGAAGAGGTTACGGAAGAGTTTGGTAAAAACACTCCACCAATCTATTTACTGCATGGTGAGTTGAGTGATGAAGAAATGAATGCGATGTACCACCACCCAAAGGTAAAAGCTATGGTTTCGTTTACACATGGGGAAGGATTTGGTAGACCTCTGTTAGAGTTCAGCTTAACAGGTAAGCCGGTGGTAGCATCTAATTGGAGTGGACATTTGGATTTCCTAAAAAGTGGTGCAGTATTATTGGATGGTGAGTTGAAAGATATACACCAATCAGCACAAGACCAATTCATTTTAGAAGGAACAAAGTGGTTTTATGTAAATTATACTGGAGCAATTAAAACATTAACTGATATTTATAAGGGATACGATAAGTATAAACCTGCATCACAACAATTAGGAAAACAAAACCAACAAAACTTTGGTTTGGAAAAAATGACTAAATTGTTTGATACTATTTTAACAAATTATGTTCCAACAATAAAGCAATTTATTCCATTAAACTTACCAAAGCTGACGAAGGTAGATGAATAACCTATATTATTATATTCCATATTTCTATGTAGAGAAACCAACAACTAAATCACAGATTAAGAATGGTGCTTTTTATAGATTATATGGGTATGATTATGTAAATGGTTCATCTAAAACCTACGGTCCATCACAGACTCCACTATTAATGACGTTGGGATTTAACAGAGGCGATAAATTATTACATTGTATTAAGTTAAACCCTTTGCCATTAAGAGTGTATAGTCAACTAATGAAGAAGATACAAGACCCATTATATGTGGTGGCATTGTTAAAGGATATACAAAATACCAATGCACTTATTAGTGAAAATTTGGAATATGACCAGGGAGCAAAACCAATTATAATAGATAGAACAGGTAAATCTTTTTATCAAAAACAAGTTAAAACCAATCCACTACTTAAACCATATGATTGTTATAGAACATATAAAATACCGGGATTAAAAAGAGTAACGGAGGTATATTTTAATGTGGAAAAATTAGGTAAAAAAATAGGGTTAGAATTAGTACCAATAAGTTACAATAAAAAATAGATTATGCAAATTAGTTATGGTGTGACCGTATCCAACGAAATAGTTGAGATACAAAATCTTATAGAACGATTATCTACTAATAAAAGAGTAGAGGATGAGATTGTAATTCAGTTTGACTCATCAACCGCAACAATTCCCGTTGTAGAATATCTAAACGAATGTGTGATTAATGCTAAAATACAAAAGTTAGTATCATTTCCATTAAACGGAGATTTCGGACAGTTTAAACAACACCTAAATCAAAATTGTAGTGGAGATTGGATTTTCCAATTAGATGCAGATGAAGATTTAGAGTCAACACTCATCCAAAACTTACATACTATATTAGAAGAAAACCCAGAAATAGATATGTTTTGGCTACCACGTATCAACATTGTAAATGGTGTAACGCCTGATGATATACAAAAGTGGGGATGGAATATAAGTGAGCAAGGTTGGATAAATTATCCAGATGTGCAAGGTAGATTATACCGAAACAAACAATCAATCTTTTGGGCAGGTAAAGTACACGAGAAAATACAGGGTTATGAAAGTTATTCCATATTTCCACCAGAAGAATTATATTCAATCAAACACATCAAAGATATAGATAGACAAAGAAAACAAAACGATTTCTATGAGCAACTATAAAGAGGTTTCAGTTGTAGTTACATCTTGTAACAGACCAGATTTGTTAGAGAAAACTTTGGATAGTTTCAATGATTTTAACACACATCCAATCAAAAAGTTTATAGTGATTGATGATAGTGGTGTAGTTGGTTGTAATAATGACTTGATTAAAAAGTATCCATTCATTAAGTTTATAGATAATCCCAAAAACATAGGACAAGTTCGTAGTATAGATAAAGCATACTCTATGATTACAACTCCTTATGTATTCCATATGGAAGAAGATTGGGAGTTCTACAAAGAAGGATTTATTGAGGCTTGTTTAGATGTAATTGATTTGGATGAAAAGATTATATGTGTATGGACAAGAGACCCCAACGATACACCACACCCATCCATAGACCCAACCTATGCTGTAAATGGCAGGGGAGTTCGTAGATTGATTTGGGGATTTGATGGTCATTGGCATGGATTTACATTCAACCCATCAATGCGAAAGATGAAAGATTATCCAAAGGATGGATATACACCGATTGGTAGAGAATTAGAAATAAGTAAATACTATTACGAAAGAGAATACTTTGCTATGATATTTAGAGAAGGATATTGTAAGCACATAGGTTGGGATAGACATGTGGTAGACGTAGGAGAATAATGGAAACAATAGAAATAATACCAGATTTTACATTTTGTATCACCAGTAAGAATAACTTACGATACTTAAAGTATGCAGTTCAATACATTAGAGAGAACTGCTATAACAAAGACCATAAGATATTAGTATTCATAGATGCCGATAATGATGGTACAGAGGAGTGGTGTAAGGAGAATGGTGTAGAGTATCATAAGAACCCACATAGTGAATTGTATGGTATTGGTAATGCATATAACTTATTGGTTGAGAAGGCAACTACGGAGTTCGTAGTGATATACCACGCAGATATGTTAGCTGGTAAAGATATGGATTTAAACCTATATAAGAATTGGCAGAAAGGTATAGTAGTATCAGCTACCCGTATAGAACCACCATTACATCCTGCAGACCCAGCAAAGATAGTTGAGAACTTTGGGTTATGGCCTGAAGAAGATGTGAAAGAAGGTTTTATGAAACAAAGGTTTAATGATTTCGTAGAACATAATTTAGATAATGATAGAACAACCAAAGGTGTATTTGCACCCTGGCTCATCCATAGAGAAGATTTCTTATCGGTAGGTGGGCATGACCCAATTATGAAATCACATAGTGAGGATAGAGATTTGTTTAATCGTTTCTTACTAAATGGTTATGATTTCATCCAACCTTGGAATGCATTGGTTTATCATTTAACTTGTAGAGGTGGACAATTTGAACACGCAACTCAAACAGACGATTTGGCAAAGAAGAGTGATGATTGGAATAATTTAGCATTTAGACAGACAAGAGAGTTTATCCGTAAGTGGGGAACAACACCACTATATGATGAATACCAATACCCAACGATAATACCAAAATATGATATTGCTTTGGTATTGGAAAATGCAAGAGAAGATGTAGTTGGTTATTTAGAACCTTATTTTTCAAACATCTATTGTGATACTGAAATAGCAGTTGATTATTTGGCAAGTGAATTGAAACTTACAGATATTGATATAACCCAAAAGTTTAAACCATTAGATAGTGCCACATATAACGATATAGTGGTTAAGTGTAATTGTGATGATTTATTGGCAAATCAAGAAAGGTTTAAGTTCATAACAATGATGCCAATGGTGATACACGATAATAATTCAGTTGGTAAATTTAAATACGATGTCTTTGATATATCGGTAAATAAACTAATAGAGTATCAAAATTCATTGGTTAAACTTTAAATCTATATATTTATATTAGTAAAACTATACATTAAAAGATATGCCTGCACAGTCAAAAGCACAACAAAGATTTATGGGAATGGTTCACGCCGCTCAAAAGGGTGAAATGGATAACCCATCAACCGAAGTAGAAAAGGCAGCAGATTCAATGACTGATAAAGCAGCAAAAGATTTCGCATCTACAAAACACAAAGGTTTACCAAACCACGTGAAGAAAGAAAACAAAATAGATTTGGAAGATGAAGATTTACCATCCGCAGTAGTACCGGGTGTTAGTGTTGAAAACACTATGAAGGTGTATGATGCTAATTGTGGTTGTTTTAGAACCGAAGGTGTAAATCCAAATGCCACTATGGCATCATTAGAAGATTTACCAAATAATAGAACTCAAAAGAATTTCCCACTACCAACTAACAGAATACTTTGGAACGCAACTGGTAAAGTATGTGAAGGTAGACCTGTTGTTGAACGCATCAAAATGTATGAGAAGAAAGGTGGTGGTTGGAGAGAAGGTATAGCAGATGATGAGCAAGTATATAACTCAATAAAGGAGTTGCATAGTGAGAGAAAGCAAGTAGAAGAAATCAAAGAAAGTGTTAGAGCAATTTTAAAAAAAAAAGTTCAAACCGAATCTAAACTAAACGAAGATATATCGGATATTGTAATGAGTGGATTACAAATGATTGGTATTGTAGCTAGTAGTTTATTTTTAAGATTTTTAATTAGATATATAATTGGTGAGTTTTTAAAATCAACAAAGGATACAACAATGAATGGAATAAAGAGTATTATTCAGGGTGTTAAAAATGCTTGGACTTCATTGAAGAATATAAGTAGAATACGTGAATTGGAAAAAGAATTAAAAGATGATGAGGATATTAAACATGCAGTATCACATCCAAAAACAGTAGATTTTGCAAAGGTTTTGAGAATAAAGTTAGAAGCAAAAGATTATGATTTAATAAGCAAGATAACTAGAAATAATTTTAGATAATGGAAAATAAAGATTTACAACAATATATAGCAGATACACAACACTTTTCAAATGCATTGAAGTTCTTTCATTGGCAAACTAAAATCTATGCAAAGCACATAGCATTGGGTGAATTGTTTGCTGGTGTAACAGAATTGATTGATGAGTTTACCGAAACAGCAATGGGCAAGTATGGTAGAGTTGATGTAGCTGGTTTATCTTATGATTTTGTAAATATCAGCGATGCTAATGTAATAACTGCAATTGATGATATGATTGAAAAAGCAATCAATCTTACAGATGTATTAGATGCAAGAAAGGATACAGACTTATTAAACTTACGCGATGAGTTGATGGGCAAATGTAATAGAACAAAATACTTACTAACATTAAAATAGAAAATGGCAAATATATCTTCACAATTTAAAAAAGCATCGGAGCTATACCAAAGGGCATTGCAACAATACCAAGCGAAAGAGAAAGAGCAACTAGCTATTATCAATCAATTTAAAGTTGGAGATGTAACTATAAAATCTAAATTAAAACCACAACTAATTGCTTTACATAAAGAGATGCAACATTACCAAAATTTGGTAGATAGAGCAGAAAACGCCTTTGAAAGAGCATTAGTAAGTGAGCCAATTGATTTGGGTGAAGATACAATAGTAAAGAATAAAAAGACGGGTAATGTATATTCAGTAAAGAACGCTAATCCAGCAATCCATACAAAACCATCGGCAAAAGATATAGCACACGCTAAAGCAGAACCTAAAGCAGATGGTATGGCAACCGTAAATGGTATTGCATCCACAACAGGTTTAAGAGCACAAGCAGTAGCAGGTTGGGCAGATGAAAATGGTGTAAACCTTTCAAAAGTAGCAGATGATTTAAAATCTAAAAAGTTAAAACCTATGGATTTTATGACTGCGGTAGTTGGTAATCCTGGTAACAAATATGCAAAGGATATAATCTCAAAGTATTCTCAAAAAGCAGAACCAACCAAAGGACCTGAATTAGATGTAGATAAACAATCACACATCAAAGATATTCCACAAAAGTTCCGTAGTATGGTATCTATGAAGATAGACCAATTAGCAAAAGCAGCAGATGAAGCTAAAGCAAAAGGTGAGAAAGCACCAAACTTTAATCTATGTGATATTACTATTCCTGGTACTAACTTATATTGTAAGGGAAACAAAGGTATTCCTCGTGAGGATATGCCACAATTCAAAGGATACGCAAAGCCAGGTTCAATCGCAGATAAATTACCAAAAAACAATGATGGTGAGGTAGATACAGAATCACAATTCAAAGTTCTATTAAAGAGAAATGGTGTAGCAGTATCAGAACCACAAGAAGTACCAGCAGACCAATTGAAAGCAACTCAAACTGAATTGGTTGGAGCAAAGGTAGCAGGTATGACAAAGGCATTGGAAACAGAACCTAATCATCCAAAGATTACTGCACCTATCTATGTATCCAATGATGGGTATGTATTGGATGGACACCACAGGTGGGCAGCAGTTACATCTTCAGCAGTAGCAAGTGGTAAACCTGCTATGATGAATGTAAGAGTGATTGATATGCCAATTAAAGATTTGGTTAAAATATCAAATGATTTTGCAGACCAAATTGGTATTCAACAAAAGAAAGCAGATGCAAATGCAGAAGCACCAAAGAAAGAAGTAGCAGAAGTAACTACAAACGATTGGCACTTTAAGAAAATCTTACAGATGTGGGATAAAGCTAATTCATTTGGTAAAAAGAAAATTGGAACTGTGTTATGTAGAAACCCAAGAGCATCTCGCAATGATATTATAGTAGCAATGCGTGATAGTGATTACAAAGAAATAACCCATTTTACTGATAAACTACATATTGAAAGTGTAGTGGTGGAAGATGCAGATACATCTAATATCATTAAAGATTTAGATAAAGTAAGACACGATTTAATTAAAAAGGTAGATGTTCTAATTACTAAAAAGAAGAAACTTTATGCTAATGTAGATATTACAACACCAATGAGTGCAGATGAAAAGCAATTAGATAAAGATATACAAAGTATATTTTCACAAATACAAAGCATAATTCAACAAAAGAGAAAGATAAAGACCGAAAATGTAGTGGTAGAAGATACAGGAACAGAGGCAGATGAAAGTGGAATGGCTAAAGGTCAAACTAAAACAGCAATAGAAGCAGCAACAAGCATACAACAAATATTAGATTCAAAAGGAGATAACTTCGATGTTCCAGCGTGGGTTCAATCATATTTAGCATTAGCTAGTGA